TTTAAAGAATACTCGGCATATAATGGTTGGGATGCGGAAAGTAATATTCATAATATATACACCGGCCAAGAGAAAGATACTGAAAAATTAATTACTATTTCTACTTGGCAATCTTTACATAATATAAAAACCGATTCTTTCTTTACGCAATATGACTTTGTAATGGTTGATGAAGTACATAACGCTAAAGCCGCCTCATTAACTAATATATTAGAAAAATGTATTAACGCTTCTTATAGAATAGGGCTTACTGGCACTTTAGACGGATTAAAAGTAAACGAAAAAACTCTAATAGGTTTATTTGGACCAATCAATAAACTTATTACTACAAAAGAGTTAATGGATAGGAAACAAGTCGCGGCGTTTAATATTAAGTGTTTAGTATTAAAGTATGACAAAGAAACTAACCAAGCGTTGAGAAAATACAAATATCAAGACGAAATAAAATATCTAGTAACTAATAAAAAGAGAAATAATTTTATAAAAAATCTTGCTTTTTCTTTAGATAAAAATACTATCATACTATTCAATTTCGTAGAGACTCACGGCAAGGTTATATACGACCTATTACAAAATTCTAAGCATAGAAACGGGCGTAATATATACTTCATACACGGCGGTATAGCAGGAGAAGAAAGAGAAAGAATTCGAAAAATTATGGAGAAAGAAACCAATGCAATCATCGTAGCATCTAGCGGAACAATGAGTACTGGGGTTTCAATAAAAAACCTTCATAATATAATTTTCGCTATTTCAGGAAAAAGTAGAATCAGAAATCTTCAGTCAATCGGTAGAGTATTAAGACTTCATGAAGATAAAGAAATAGCTACTTTATACGATATAGCTGACAATCTTTCTATCGGTAAGCATCAGAACTTTTCTTTGCTTCACTTATTAGAAAGAATAAAAATATACAACCAAGAACAATTTGATTATAAAATTATAACCGTGGATTTTCCACAAGGATAAATAAAAATGGAATTCATTAAATTAGCAAGATTAAAGACAGGCGAAGATATTATCTCTTTTACTGAACTAGGAAAGAGTGTCGTTCGATTCACATACCCCGTTTCCGTATATATAGATTTTGATGAAGATAATCAGCAACAAGAATTAATTATGAAATTTTGGTTGCCGATTAATTTAATTGAAACTAATAAAGCAACCATACCCTCTACCGAAATTTTATTTTTCGCTGATCCTAAACAAGAATTTACCGAATTTTATCTTAACTTTTTAAGTGGTTATGAAAATGATATGGAAGAAAACGATAAAGATCAAATAAAGAATTTACTTGATAGTTTAGATGCAGCAGCAGTTAATAAATTACATTGATCATCAACTGAATACATAGTTAGTATATTTCATTTTTTTCAGAAGTAAAGCGTTTTTTTAACGCCTTTACTTTTTTTATTATTAGCTATATAATAATTGTACGTTGAATAAAAAAGGTAATTTAGAATGAAAAATCATTATATTAATAACGCAGATTTTCTGGCTGCTTTAGTCGAATATAAAAGGTTAGTTGAAGAATCTGTGGCGAATGAAACTCCCCGTCCAAAGATCCCCAATTATATCGGGGAATGTTTTTTGAAGCTCGCTAATAACTTAGCGAAGAAACCCAATTTTTGTCTTTATACCTATAAGGATGAAATGATTTCCGATGCGATAGAAAATTGCATCATGTATTTTGAAAATTTCAATCCAGAAAAATCCAATAATCCATTCGCGTATTTTACTCAAGTTTGTTGGTATGCCTTTTTGCGTCGTATCGCTAAAGAGAAAAAACAACAATATGTAAAATATAAAGCAACCGAAAATTTCGGTATCCTAGACGAAGAAGAACTTTTAGAACTTGATGATGGTACGGTAAACCAAATTCAAATCTATGATAATCTATACGAATTTATTGAAAAATATGAATCCAATGTAAAAGAAAAGAAAGGGGTTGCTAAAAAAAGAAAAGGGATAGAAAACTTCCTATAAGGAGAACTTAATGAATAATACTATTAAAAATATGCTAATTATTTTTGTTTCGGTCTTTATTGCCGTTACTGCTTTTAATGCATTAACTCAAGACCCGAATGAAAGTATGCAAAAATATAACCCATCATATACTCGATTTGTTTCGACATTATCTAACGGCGGTGTATATAAAGTGGTTATGAAACCAATTAACTCCGGCGTAACCCAGATAAAAGTTACTGATAAATTCGGCGAAGAATATCTAGTAAATGGCCCAGCTAATGACACTCAATTAATCAATGACCTCTTACGTCAAAGGGTTGATGTAACTGTCCTTTCTCCAGAAACCCGAAGTATCTTTTTTGAGATTCTTATCGGGGTTATTCCAGTTTTATTACTAATAGGCGTTTGGGTCTATATGTTTAATAGACAAAATGGTAATAGAATGGGTATTGGTAAATCTAATGCTAGATTACTAGTTGCCGATCCAAATAATACGACTTCTTTTAATGACGTGGCAGGTTGCGATGAAGCAAAAGAAGAAGTAAGGGAAATTGTAGAATTTCTAAAAGATTCAGATAAATTTAATAGACTAGGCGGAAAAATACCAAGAGGGGTTCTTCTTACTGGAGATCCTGGATGCGGCAAAACTTTATTAGCTAAAGCTATCGCTAACGAAGCGGGGGTTCCGTTTTATTCTATTTCTGGTTCTGATTTTGTTGAAATGTTTGTTGGAGTTGGTGCTTCTCGAGTTAGAAATATGTTTGAAGAAGCAAAGAAAAATTCTCCATGTATTATATTCATTGACGAAATAGATGCTATCGGTAAATCAAGAAGTAATTCTGTAGTCGGTAACGATGAACGAGATCAAACGCTAAATGCTCTGCTAGTAGAAATGGATGGATTCGATACTAAGACCGGCGTTATTATAATTGCTGCTACTAATAGACCAGAAATACTAGATCAGGCTCTACTTAGACCAGGAAGGTTTGATAGAGAAGTTAGCGTTTCTTTACCTGATGTAAATGGAAGAAAACAGATTCTTGAAGTACATTCTAAGAATATTCCTTTGTCTGAAGATGTGGATTTTTCTTTTATTGCTAGGGGTACTTCTGGGTTTTCTGGAGCGGAACTAGCTAATATTATAAATGAAGCTTCTATCTTTGCTTCGCGCGAAGATTGTGAGTCTGTATCTATGTCTCATTTTGAAAAAGCTAAAGATAAACTTTTGATGGGTAGTGAAAGAAAGTCGTTCTTAATGTCCGATGAAGAAAAGATGACTACTGCTGTTCATGAAGCTGGTCATGCCGTTATTGGGTATTTTATGCCTGAGCACGATCCAATATATAAAGTTTCTATTATCCCTCGTGGTAGAGCTTTAGGTATTACTATGTTCTTACCAGAAAGAGATAATGTATCTATTTCAAAAAAGAAACTAGAAAGTCAAATTTCTTCCCTCTACGGCGGAAGGATTGCTGAAGAAATTTATGGTGGTTATGATTCCATTACCACCGGAGCTAGTAATGATATTGAAAGAGCAACTGAAATAGCTACTCGAATGATTACTGAATGGGGAATGAGCAAGAAAGTTCTTCCTATGAAATATGTAAATGACGAAAATGGATTTTTTGGCGGAGGTTCTGCTCAATTTAAATCGGGAATGGAAGATTCGGCTCCAGCGGTTCAAAAAGAAATAGAAGCGTTGATTAAGAAGAATTATTCCACCGCCGAGAAGATATTAAATAAAAACTGGGATAAGGTTATGAAGATCGCTAACCTATTGATGGAGAAAGAAACGATAGATTATAGTGAAATTGAAACTATTATGAAGGAGTAATATGAAGATTGCTATACTTGGCGATACCCATTTCGGGGTAAGGAATGGGTCAAAGTCATTCAATGAATATTTTGAGAAATTTTATACAGACGTATTTTTTCCTTATTTAATTAATAACAATATTCGTAAAGTAATCCAGATGGGTGATATTTTCGATAATCGGAAAGTCACCCATCTTAATGGGTTCTTTGAATGTAAAAGATATTTCTTTGATAAGTTTGTTGAACATGATATAGAATTAATAACCTTAGTTGGTAATCATGATTCTTTTTATAAAGATACCATATCGGTAAATTCACCTAACCTTTTATTAGAAGGTAAATATCCAGGAATTAAAATAATATCAACTCCAAGCCTGGTTGATATTTTCCCTGATACTAATGCAGTAATACTACCATGGATTTGTAGAGATAATTATGATGATTCTATCTCTATGATAGAAAATAGTTCCAGTGATATTTGTTTTGGACATTTAGAACTTAGAAATTTCGCTATGCATAAGGGTATTTTATGCGATGAAGGTATGGAGCCTTCTATATTTGATAAATTTGAATATGTATTTACTGGACATTATCATCATAGATCTACTAGAGGAAATATTCATTATGTAGGTACTCCTTATGAGTTAACTTGGCATGATGATTCAGATCCTAAAGGGTTTCATATATTTGATCTAGAAACGCGAAACTTGGAATTTTTACAAAACCCGTATAAAATGTTTAATAAGTTATACTACGACGACTTGAACGCTGAAGACGAAATTAAATACCAAGTCGAGAACGGTAAATTAGATCAATATTCTAATTCTTATATTAAGGTCGTTGTAAAAAATAAAGAGAACTTATATCTATTTGATTTATTTTTAGATTCTTTATATAAAATTAATCCTATAGATTTAGTTATTATCGAAGATATGACTGAAGTTCTAGCCGAAGAAATAAATGACGTTGATGAAACCGAAGACACTCTTACGATCCTGAATAAGTATATAGATAATTTGAAAACTAAAGAATTAGATTCCAATAGACTAAAAGGTATCTTGAGTTCCCTATACAATGAAGCGATGAGTCTAGATTCAGTATGATTATATTTTCTAAAGTTAATATGAAAAACTTCTTCTCGGTCGGTAATAATCCAATCGAGATAAACCTTAACTCGCATAGAAAAACTTTGGTTATCGGTAAAAATGGAGCATCCAAAAGTTCCTGCGTTTTAGATTCCATAGTATTTGCATTATACGGTAAACCATTCCGTAAAACCAATAAACCCAATATTGTAAATTCTATTAATAAGGGTAACTTATTAGTTGAGTTATATTTTTCTATAGGTAGCCGAGAATATAAAATAGTTAGAGGAATTAAACCTAACATATTTGAAATTTATTGTAATGGCGTTTTGGTAAATCAAGATGCTAAGTCTAAAGATTATCAAGAATACCTAGAGAAATATATCCTTAAAGTAAACTATAAATCTTTCATCAATGTTGTAATTTTAGGCTCGGCGAGGTATAATCCATTTATGCAGATGCCCGCTGCTGATAGAAGAACTATCATCGAAGAATTATTGGATATTCAAGTATTTTCTAGTATGAATATTTTAGTGAAAGATAAATTATCCAAACTAAAAGAAGAATATAATCAATTAAAATATTCTATAGATCTAGCCAACGAAAAGATAGACCTACAAAAACAGAATATTCAAGAACATAAGAAAAATAAGCAAGATCAAATTAAAGATAAACAACGAGATATAGATAAATCTAATACCCAAATTGAATCTTTACAAAAAGATGTAATTTTAATTCAGAAACATATCGAAATTTTACAAAATAAAATTGATGATAAATCTACCGTAGATAAGAAGAAACAAAAACTTATTTCTATTGAAACTAAATTAGAGTCTAATATAAGTCGAATAAAAAAAGAAAAGTCTTTTTATGATGATCATGATAACTGCCCCACTTGTAAACAACCTATAGATAAAGAATTTAAAGATTCTCAAATCGAACTAGGTAATAATAAAAAAGTCGAACTTCAAAACGGATTAGATAAACTTAATGAAGAGATGGGTAAACTGACTATCAGGTTGAAAGAAATTCAAAGTATCAATAAACATATTATAGATCATCAATCTGAAGTTGTTAGAATTAATGCCTCTATCGCTGCTATACAGAAATATATTCAAAAAGAATTAAAGTCTATTTCTGAAATAACTGATAATTTTGAAAATATTGAAGTGAATAACGATAAGTTGAATTCCTTGATGGAAGATCTTAAAACTTATAAATCTTCTCAGGAAGACCTATTAGCAGTTAAAAAGTATTATGATTTTTCTGCTGTATTGTTAAAAGACGGCGGTATTAAAACTAGAATCGTAAAGCAGTATTTACCGATCATGAATAAATTGATAAATACATATCTTTCTCAAATGAATTTCTTTGTTAATTTTAATATCAACGAAAACTTTGAAGAAGTTATTAAAAGTAGACATAGAGACGAATTTAAATATGAGAATTTTTCTGAAGGAGAAAAACTTAGGATTGACTTATCTATCCTATTCGCCTTTAGGCAAATAGCTAAAATGAAAAATTCTGTAAATACAAACCTTTTAATTATGGATGAAATATTAGATGGTTCTCTGGATTTAGAAGGAGCAGAACAATTTTTTGATTTGATTGATTCTTTGGATCATAATACTAATATAATTGTTATATCTCATAGAGGAGATCAAATAGCAGAAAGATTCGACAGAACTCTAAAATTTGAAAAAAAGAAAAACTTTACTAGAATGGCTGAAATAGGTTAAAATATATGAACACGATAACTATAGACACAGGCGACGCCGTTGAGAAGGCTCTAGGCGAAAAAAATAAATATGAACCGTATAATAATCTTGTACCGGAAACAAATCCTATTCTGAAAAATAAAGTTTCTAGGTTTGTATTTGACGGTAAAAATGACCCACTGGAAATTTCCGGTAGGTTAAAAGAGACTCTTAAAGCAAATAAAGCATATGGAGTAGCTGCTCCTCAATGTGGATTAGATTTAAGCGTTTTTTGTATGGGGTTTGAAGATTTCTTTTTAACTATGTTTAATCCAGAAATAATTCATAAGTCTAAAGAAACAGTACATTTAATGGAAGGGTGTCTATCTTTTCCATTTTTACTTCTAAATATAACTAGATCAAAAACTATTAAAGTTAAATTTGAAGATGAAAAGGGCGAAGCTAAAGAAATTACTCTAGATGGTATTTCTGCTAGGGTAGCTCAACATGAAATTGATCATCTAAATGGGATTACTTTTGATACTCTGGCTAAACCTATGGCGCTAAAATCTGGAAACAAAAAGAGGGAAAAATATACGAAAAAATTTGTTAGGAACTGGGTTTTAAATAAAAACTCGGCGTAAACTTTACTATATACTATTTTATTATAATGAGGAATGATTAATGAAAATTCAAATTTCAGTTGATGACTTGAGAACTAAAAAACTGTTTGTTGGTATGCCTTGCTACGGTGGTATGATGACGGGCATGACGGCCAAGAGCCTATTAGATCTTCAGGGTCTATTGATTCAATATGGCGTTGATGTTAGGTTTAGTTTTCTATTCAACGAATCTCTAATTCAAAGAGCAAGAAACTATATCGTAGATGAATTTGTAAATCGTACAGACTGTACACATCTAATGTTTATTGATGCTGATATTTCTTTTAATCCGCAAGATATCGTAGCTTTGTTAGCTTTAGATAAAGAAATTATCGGAGGCCCATACCCTAAGAAAAGTATTGAATGGGGTCAGATTCATAAGGCTGTCCAAAAAAATCCTGGCCTTCCTGCTGAAGAATACGAAAAGCTTGCTGGTAGTATGGTATTCAATCCTGTCGGTGGAACCGAGAGATTCCAAATTACTGAACCGCTTCCGGTAATGGATCTAGGCACTGGATTTATGCTAATTCACCGAGATGTATTTGCTAAGTTCCAAGAAGCTAATCCTGATCAAATGTATAAGCCGGACCATGTTGGAACAGCTCATTTTGGTGGTGATAGAGAAATTTGCGCTTTCTTTGATTGCGTTATTGATGAAAGATCTAAGCGTTATCTATCAGAAGATTATTTCTTCACGCAGAAGTGTAGAGAAATCGGTATTCAATCTTGGTTATGTCCATGGATGCAGCTATCTCATGTAGGGTCTTATATCTTTACAGGAAATCTTCCTGCTGTTGCTCAGCACTTGGGCGAACTATAAAAACTTTACTTTTTTCGGAAATTATATTATAATGAAAGAGTATAATCACTACTATAAAAAAGTGCCTTTTGAATATGTTGATGTTTATAGGGTGCTTGAATTATTCGAAGTGACTGATCCAGCTATCCAACATGCCGTTAAAAAGCTGTTGGTTGCTGGAAATAGAGGTCATAAGGATATTGATAAAGACGTAAGGGAAGCAATCGTTTCCCTTAATAGGTGGATTGAAATGAGAGAAGAAGAAAAGAATGATCTTTCTTCTAAATTTTTTGGTAATAATTGAGGAAAATATATAATGAAACTATCTAATGAAACTTTGGCTGTGCTTAAGAACTTTTCTGCAATTAATTCGGGAATTTATTTTAAGGCAGGAAATACCATATCTACTGTATCCCCGCAGAAGAATATTCTAGCCGACGCTGAAGTTAATGATAATATCCCGCAGAACTTTGGAATTTATGATCTAAATAATTTCCTATCAGTAATCTCTCTATTTAAGGATGGAGCGGAATTAGAATTTGATACAAAGCACGTTTATATCAAGGGTCTGGGCGGTCGTTCTAAGATTAAATATCGTTTCACCGATCCTTCTATGATTGTAGTTGCTCCGGATAAACGTCCAACTTTGCCTTCTATTGATGTTTCTTTTAAGTTGAGTGAAGAGGATTTTAACTGGATTCTTCGTACCGCTAACGTATTGGGTACGCCGAACGTAGGAATTGAAAGCGATGGCGTTGAAGTGAATATCTCAACGTTTGATGCTACTAACGATTCTGCCCACACTAACTATATTTCTTTATCTGATGTACCAACTGATGGTAAAACTTATAAGTTGATCTTTAAGACAGAAAACCTAAAGATGCTTCCTGGTAATTATGCTGTAGAAATTTCTTCTAAGGGTATTGCTAGATTTGTTGGAGAAACTAACGGTCTAGTATATTTCATCACCCTTGAAACTTCATCTACTTACTAAGGATAATACAATGACTAAAACCGTAGCTTCGACTTTTGGAACTTTTACTAATCAAGAACTTGATACTCTTAAAAAGGGCATGAGAGAACTATCTGATGTAATGACAATGATGGATAGTCAAAGAGAAGTCCTTAAAGATATTATTAATTCAGTTCACGATGAACTAAAAATTCCAAAGAAAATTATTAGAAAAATGGCGAAAACGTATTATAAGAAAAATTATAATGAAGTTGTAGCTGAACAAGAAGAATTTGAATTATTATACGAAGGAATCGTATCTCAAAATTCTTAAAAGAAGTGAATGCCAGGGAAGGCTTTTTTGATTACTATATAATGAGGTTTTGTTATGATTGATGATGATAAGTTTGCCTGGGAAGAAAAGTATCGCCCTAAAACCGTAGCCGATTGTATTCTTCCTGACGAAATTAAGAAGACTTTTCAGGCTTATGTAGATAATAAAAACATCCCTAACCTTTTCCTTTTTGGTAGGGCTGGGGTCGGTAAAACTACTATTGCTAAAGCAATGTGCGAAGAAATTGGATGCGACTACCTATTCTTGAACGGTAGTTCTGAAAATGGTATTGATACGTTCAGAACTAGAATTACTAATTACGCATCTTCTGTTTCTTTGTCCGGAGGAAGAAAGGTCATTATCATTGATGAGGCCGATGGACTTACCAAGAATCTATTTGATGCTCTACGGGCTGGAGTAGAAGCTTTTCATAAGAACTGTACTTTTATTCTTACTGGAAACTATAAGAATAAGATTCCTGCTCCTATGTTTTCTAGGTTTACCGAGGTAGATTTTAGTATAAATAAGACTCAAAAGAAAGCTATCATTACTCAATTTTTTAAGAGAGTATGTAACGTTCTTGAGCAAGAAAATATCGAATATGATAAGGAAACTGTTGCGGTTCTAGTAAATAAATATTATCCCGATAATAGAAAAACTCTAGTTGAACTTCAACGTTATTCTTTGAATGGTAAGATTGATGCTGGTATTCTTTCTCAAGTTGGAGATATTCAACTAAAAGACTTAATCAAGTTTTTGAAAGAAAAGAATTTCGCTGGAACTAGGGAATGGGTCGTTAATAACCTAGATAATGATCCAAATACTATCTATCGTAAATTATATGATGGTTTATATGATTTCTTAAAGCCGTCGTCTATTCCTCAGGTTGTATTGATTATCGCGAAGTATCAATATCAAACGGCGTTTATTGCTGATCCTGAGATTCAACTTCTCGCGTTTTTAACCGAGATTATGATAGAAGCGGAGTGGAAGTAATGGATTTATTTAAAGAACTATTACCTTCTATTCTACAGAATAAAGAATATCTTCTTAATACAGAAGAAGGGGAAAAGGGTTATTCTGGGTTTGTTGTAAATAAAGCATTATCTCAACATATTGATTGTATATTTTATGCCAATCAGATGAATATGAATCATCATCTAGATAACAAACTTCAATATGACTTTTATTATCATTCAATAAAAGCATATAAAAGAAATTACCAGAAATGGTTTAAGTATAGTGATTCTAAAGAAATAGAATTAATTAAAGAGTATTATAATTGTTCTAGTACAAAAGCCAAAACAATATTATCTGTTTTAAGTAAAGACCAAATTAAATTTATCCAAGATAGATTGGATAAAGGTGGAAAAGTAGCAAATAATAAATAATTTATAATAGTTTATTATTTGGAGAAAAACTAAAATGAAGGATGATATTTTTGGTGGATATGGAATAGAAGTTAAATTAGATAATGAAGAATCTTTCTTAAAGATAAAAGAAACCCTGACTAGGATAGGAGTAGCTTCTAGAAAAGAAAAAACTTTATTCCCTAGTTGTTATATTTTACATAAAAGGGGATTTTATAGAATAGTTCATTTTAAAGAACTGTTTGCTATTGATGGTAGACCTACTGATATTTCCGCTAACGATTTAGCCAGAAGAAATACCATCACTAGACTTTTAGCAGATTGGGAACTACTTACAATAGTAGAACCAGAAGAAATACACGATTTTGTGGACTTGAGTCAAATTAAAATCTTAACATATAAAGAAAAACCAGAATATGAAATTAGACATAAATATTCCATAGGTAATAAGAAAAATAACTGATTTTATATAAATAGTTATACCCATCGGGATGGGCTTGCAGTCGGAGGAAAGGCAAGTAAAATATTCCTCCGGTTTACTTCTGCCTTCGGGGGAAGAATTTTTAAAATAACTCGCTTAAATAAGGAGAAATATATGACACACGCATATGGTAGAAATCTTTTACCTTCAACTGTTGGATTTGATCGTTTACTAACAACTATTGATGAATTTGATAGATTGTTTGGAAATACAAAGGCTCCAACTTACCCTCCGTATAATATCGTTAAGTTTGATCAAGATCATTATGAAATTCAGATCGCTGTTTCTGGATTTTCTCAAGACGATATTACAATCGAAACAAATCGCGACGTTTTAACTGTTAATGGAGTTTCTAAAAAACCAGAAACTGAAATTAAATATCTACATCATGGCCTAGCAACTAGGGACTTTAAACATACATTTACTTTATCAGATACCGTAGTTGTTAATTCCGCGGAAATCGTAAATGGCGTTCTAAAGATTGAATTAGAAAACGTTATTCCAGAAGAAAAGAAACCTCGCAAAATCCCTATAGGAAAACCAGAAAACTCTCTGCTGCTAAACGAAGGCGATAAATAATCGTATAAAGGGGGACTAAAATCCCCCTTTATTTTTTCGTCTGTATATTATATAATAATATCTTACATAGATATTTGGAGGCAGAAATGAGCAAGAAAAAGTCCCCCTCCCCTCTTTATAGAGTTCGGAGCAAAATAAATCAAGATATCTATTTTACTTCTAAAGATATGCCAACAAAAGAAATTGATGGGCATATCTTTATTGGAGTTAAAAAACGAGAAAAGGATAAATCTATCTTTTTCATGAAAAAAGAGAATATGGAAAATTGTTAATGAAAAAAAGAATGACTGATTATTATATGGATGTGGCGCAAAGGACTGCGGATTTATCTTATGCTAAAAAATTGAAAGTTGGCGCTATCTTAGTTAAGAATGATAATATTATTTCTTTTTCTTGGAATGGAACTCCTAGGGGTTATGATAATAATTGCGAAGATAAAGTTTGGATGGATCAAGACGCTGGCCCTTGGCTTGATGTTGAATATATAGAAAAGACGTGGCCCTATATTGAATATAGCGACTATCAGTTCACTAATGAAGGCGAACCCACTATAATCGGTAGATATTTTTTAAAAACAAAACCCTATGTGTCTCACGCCGAAGAAGCGCTTTTATTGAAGATAGCTTCTTCGCGCGAATCTTCTGAAGGAGCTTCTTTATTTTGTACTCATTCCTGTTGTATTAACTGCGCTAAATTAATATATGGAGCCAAAATATCTGAATTCTATTATAAGACAGAATATAGAAGTACGGAAGGTATTGAGTTTTTGAATAAATTTGGAATAAAAGTAATTAAACTAGGAGAAAATTGATGGAAGAAAATAATAATTTTGAAGTAGATTTTTATAAATTAAATCTACAACCAGATGATATTTTGATTTTAAAAGCGGATATATCTGGACTTACTGAAGAACAAGCTAGGGATAAATTGGAATTTATTCGTAGCGATGAATTTGTTAAATATGTTGAATCGAAGGGAAATAAAGTTATTGTTTCTTA